GGATGGCACGACAGTTGAGTCTGAGCTAATCTTTCTTGCGCTCGACATTGAAAAAGATGTTAGAAAGCTTCTCTCACTTGAGGTAACTGGCGTTTTTATCAACGAGGCAAGGGAGATCAGTTTTGGCGTGTTGAAAGCATCACGTGAGCGCGCCGGCCGGTTCCCAAGCTGGGCAGACAATTACAGTGCTGAGAACTTGCCACCGGGCACCACTCACCCGTGCAAGCAAAAAGCCGTCATTATGGACACAAACCCACCAGATGACGATCACTGGTGGTATCAGCTGGCTGAAAATGGCTACTTGAAAGGCGCCAATGAAGATGATATAGAGTTCTTAAAGGGTCAAACTGACGAAATATTTGAGTTTTTCTCCAGTCCGAGCCCTTTAATTCGTAAAACTGAGGGCGGCCGCACTGTATATGAACCTAACCCGGCTGCCGAAAACATCAAATTCTTACCAGGGGGCCACAACTATTACTTAGATATGATCGCGGGCAATACTGAAGATCATATTAACGTAATGGTAATGGGAAATTATGGGACAATTCGAACGGGTAAACCGGTTTATCCTGAATACAACGATCAAATACACTGTGCTGATCTACGCGCTAATAAGGCGTTACCGAACCCTACTTGTCCCGTAACTTTGCCGGATTCGAGGTGGCGTTCAGTGTAGGTGATCCCGCTGGTAATAATCGCGGTGAGGGTGAGGGACGTGCGGCCATATCGATACTCAATGATGCGTATTGTGATGATGATACGCACGGCGATAGAATCAAGCCCCTTAAAATGGGCTTTGAGACATTACCAGCGCCAACCAACGACATTACACGACGCTTGGAAGCTGTAAAAAGCTTTCTCACCAAAATGGTTGATCAAGGGCACCCTGGATACTTACTCAACAAATCGTGTGAGTATTTGAGAAAGGGCAAGAAAGATCGTTATCAGTTCAAGCGCTTGCAAATCGCGGGCGCAGACTTACGTTATCACGACAAGCCCGACAAAAACGACTACAGCCATCCCGCCGATGCCGAACAATATTTGGCGCTCGGTTACTTATCCGGTTATGATACCTACAATGACTATATCCCAGATGATACCTACCGTGGCGACGATGGTCGCGACCAAATCGGAGGCTACTAAGCCGTGATAAATTTACCGCCTGAAACGCAACAGGACTTACAGGCACAGCCAGTTTACCAAGCTCAACCTACCGTGAGCCCTGAACCTGAATTGCCGGGCAAGCTCGCTAACTTGATTGAATCGGTAAACATTGCCAAAAACCTCGATAAAGAGCGACTGGGAAAAATCGGTCGACGATGTCACGACGGGTACTCGGTTGATGAGAAAAGCCGTCAACCTTGGTTAACGAAAGTTAAGCGGGCAATTGAACTTGCCAATCAAGACGCCGGCGAAAAGTCATTCCCATGGCCAGGCGCTGCCAATATCAAGTTGCCAACAATCCTTGATGCGTGCATTAAGTTTGCCGCAAGGGCTTATTCTGAGATTGTTAAGGACGGCAAAGTGGTTAAAGCCGCTGTTGTCGGTGATGACCCGGAACACGCAAAAGCTGACCGCGCAACGCGGGTCGCCGACTATATGAGCTGGCAGCTCACGGAAAAAGAACAAGAATGGGAAACCGATACCGATAAGTTGTTGCATTCACTCCCTCTTGTTGGTCATATGTTCCGCAAGCGCTACTACTGTGACAATGAAAAGCGCAGCAAAAGCGAATTGTGCATGCCAGACAGTGTGTGCGTAAACATTGAGGCCTCAACTCTAGAGTCATCTAGGCGATTCACGCACATTATCAAAAACGTTAGCCGAAATATGATTGTTGGTAATCAACGTGCTGGTGTTTTTCGCAAGATTGAGATTCAAAGTGAAAGCGGGCAGAAGCCCGACGATGCTCACGACATGTTATACACCAACGATTACTACACTCTACTTGAACAATATTGCTGGTTAGACCTTGATGACGATGGTTTCGAGGAGCCCTATATCGTCACCATTGAAGAGCAGTCGATGCAAGTGTTGCGCATTGTGGCTCGATATGACGCGGATGGCGTAACCGTCAACGGTCAGAATGAGGTTATGGGCATCAAGCCTAAGTCGTACTTCACTGAATATACGTTTATTCCAGCCATTGACGGCACGTATTACGGTATCGGCTTTGGGCAAATGCTCGAGCCGCTAACACGGGCAGCCAACACATTAGTTAACCAAATCGCCGACAGTGGCGCGCTCAATAACATGCAAGCCGGTTATTTGAGTAAGGAAATCAAGCTTAAATCAGGCCGTGAGCAGTTTGAATTAGGTGAATGGAAGCGCACCACTGCCAGCGCCGAAGAGCTTAAAAACGGCGTATTCCCACTACCAACGCGTGAACCAAGCCCCACATTATTCAATCTGCTGAGCTTGATTTTGGATTTAACTCAAGATCTCGCCAGTGTCAAAGACGTCATGAGCGGCGACGCGCCAGGGCAAAATGTACCAGCAACAACGGTTGTGGCCTTGATTGAACAGGGTATGAAAACCTTCAATGCCATTTACAAGCGCATTTACCGCAGCCTCAAAGTGGAGTTCAAACAGCTCTACATGCTAAATAGAGACTATATGGACGAAGTCGAATACTTCGCCGTGCTCGACAAGCAAATGCAGGTCAGTGCTGAAGATTTTGAAACCGAGTCGATGGACATCACGCCGGTGGCAGACCCAGTCATGAGCAGCGATATGCAACGCTTGGCGCGTGCTGAGGCGTTGATGGGCATGATTGGTATGCCCGGTGTCAATCCTCGCCCAATACAGATCATGCAGCTAAATGCGCTTAAAGTGCCAGAATCAGACCAAGCCGAAATATTGCCGGAACAAGATCCAAATGCTATTCCGCCAGAAATTCAAGCTCTCATTGATAAGGCTGAAGAGAAAATGGCTGATATTAAGCTCAAAGAAGAAGAACTTGAAATTAATGCGCAGATGAAATCGCAAGAGCTTGAAATCAAAGCCTATGAAGCCATGGGTAAAGTGATTAAAAACATTGCCGATGCTGAGGGTGTCGAAGCGGGTACTCAATTGAGCGCATACTCGCAATTGAGTACTGAAATGCTCAAAATCGCAGAACTGAAAACCAAACAACCACCTAACGCCCAAGGGGGCCAGAATGTACAAAACAATAGCGGAAACGGATTGGATACAATGGAAGAGCAATCAGGTAACCAAGGTTTACCTCCAGTACCTCCAATCAGCAGTTGATGAGGCGGTACAAAAACTTGTGAACCAAGACCCTGGCCTATCCAAAGTCAGTTTGGAACAATACGCCATTAAATGTGTTACACTGCGATCTTTTATAGACGGTCTCGGTCAAGCTGTAGACCTTGAATCAATTGAATTAGATTTAGTCCAAGAGGAAAATCAACAATCATGAACGAAAATATCAAAAAAGTAGCACCAGCTGGCCACCGTGTATTAGTTCGCCCTGATAATGTCGAAGAGATGACAGCCTCAGGTATCGTGTTAGCTCACGAAAACAAAAAGCGAAAGGTCGAAGCTCAAGTTACAGGTACCGTTGTCGCAGTAGGGTCTCAAGCGTGGCTTGAATTTAGCGACGGCTCACCATGGGCAAAAGCCGGTGATCGAGTCCTATTTGCAGAATTTGCAGGAAAACTAGTTAAAATTTCAGGCGTGACGCATCGTATAATTAACGATGAAGACATCACCGCCGTTGTCTTAGAAGAGGGCTAATAGATGCCTACTGAAAACAATGATTCAACCGCAGAAATGAGCCTAAGCGATATCGTAGCCGATATTGATGCGGCCGTTGACGCCGAAACCGGCGACGAGTCACAACTTGAATTGGATTTGCAACCACAACAGGACGAGGGTGAGCAAGATGTATCTGAAGAGAGTGATCAAGTTACCGAACAATCGGACACTGACGAACAAGCATCCAGTGAAGAAGAAATACCTTCTGAGCTTTCAGAAAGCGAACAATCAGCGCGAGCAGCGGGGTGGAGACCAAAAGACGAATTTAACGGACCCAAAGATAAATGGGTAAATCACGATGAATTTAATCGTCGTGCTGAGCTTTTCGATAAGATCGGCTCACAAAACAAGGCAATCAAAGATTTAAACAAAAAACTCGACGCACTGATCAATCACAATCAATCGTTAGAGACGAAAACACGTGAAAAAGTGCTTGCAGAACTTGAAGCACAGAAACGTGAAGCTATTGGTTTCGGTGATACCGAGGCTTTCGACGCGGTTGAGGCCAAAATTGAAGAGCTTGAGAAGCAAGAATCAACGTTAAAAGTCGAAGATGATGAGCCAGAACAAGCACCAGCTCAGCCGGAACAGCAAGAAATACCCAAACCAATTAAAGATTTCGCAGAGCGCAATAATACTTGGTTTGAAAAAGACCGGGAAATGACCGAGTTTGCAGTATTTAAAGTACAGCAAGCGACAAATGCAGGCATCCCTATCAATGAGGCGTTAGAACAAGCCGAAGCATCGGTTAAGAGTATGTTCGCCTCAAAGCTGGCGCCAGCACCTAACCCGCGCAAAAGCAAGCCAGCGGCAGTGATGAGTGGTCAAAATGAATCGCGACCGTCAACCAATAAACAGTTTTCTGACTTGACGTCGGAACAAAAACAAGTTTGGCAAGCCCTTAAAGGCACAATGTCACTTGACGACTTTCTATCTCAAATCGGAGACTAAAAATGGCAGCACCATCTCGCCCTGATCGATCAAAACCAAAACGCACGCCAATTGGAACACGTAACAAACTGACTGCTGAAGCTCGTCCAGGCTTCAAGCGTCGTTTTGTTAACGATAGTCCAGGCCGAATACAACAATTTTTAGATGCCGGTTACACTATCGTCAATGACGGTACTGAAATCGGTGATAAAAACGTAGGCACAGCCACAAGAGTGGGTAGTAATTCGCAAAAGCCAGTAGGTGGCGGCACAACTGCAGTACTTATGGAAATCAAGGACGACTGGTATCGCGAAGATCAAGCGACCAAGCAACGAAACATCGCTAAAAAGGAAAAAAGCCTTTTGAACGATCAAGAAGGGAATTCGATAGAAAACAACAAAAATGTTTATGGGGACGGCGTGAAACTGAACTCGTCGCGGCCAACCATAAGCGTTGACTAAAACCTTTTATTTTGGAGACATAGCTAATGGCTAATGTTGATCGAGTGAACGGTTTGCTGCCTGTTAAACACCTAAATGGTGCACCTTACAACGGCGCAGTGAATCGCTATTATGTACCTGCTGGCAATGCCACCCCTATCTGCGTCGGTGATGCTGTTGTTTCAGCTGGCTCAGCTGACGCTAACGGCGTAGCTGACGTAGCCCGAGCGGCTGCTGGCGACGCTATTCGCGGCGTTGTCGTGGGTATTGAACCTGAAACTGACGAAGGCTTAGCTTTCATTGCGGCATCTACTGCCGGTTATGTGCTTGTTGCTGATGCACCTGATATCATTTTTGAAATTCAAGAAGATTCTGGTGGCGCTGCACTGGCTGTAACTAATGTGGGTCAAAACGCTGATATCGTTGTCGGTACTCCTGATACGATCGTCGGCCGTTCCGCCATGGAACTTGATTCATCCACCGCAGTCGGCGCCACCGCACAACTTCGCATTCTGGGCTTGTCTCAGCGTGAAGATAACGCGATTGGTGATAATGCCAAATGGTTAGTGCTTATTAATGAGCACGAGCTTAAATCAACCGTAGGAGTGTAATTTATGCCTATTAATACTGGCAGTATTGCCAAGGCGCTACAAGTTGGTGTCAACAAGTTTTGGGGCATGGGTTATACCGAATTGCCCTTGCAGTTGTCTGAGATCTTCGAAGAATCAACCTCAGACAAAAGCTATGAAGAAGATGTTCAGCTTGTCGGCACTGGCTTAATGCCCGTGAAAGCTCAAGGTGCTGCTGTTTCATACGACACTTTGCGGCAAGGTTACATCCAGCGTTACACGCATTTGACGTACGCTCTTGGTGTCATCTTTACCTATGAAATGCTCAAAGATAAGCAGTATGACCTTGGTTTTAAACAAGCCCGTTATTTAGGATTCTCAGCGCGACAAACCCAAGAAACTGTTGCTGCCAACATCCTTAACCGTGCGTTTAATGCTTCGTACACGTATGCTGATGGTAAAGAGCTTTGCGCCACTGATCACCCGAACATTTCTGGCGGTACGTTTCGCAACGAGCTTGAAACCGCTGCTGACTTTAGTCACGCTGCCCTTGAACAAGCCTTGATTGACATCGACAATTTTACTAATGACCGTGGCCTTAAAATCGCCGTCAAAGGTAAAAAATTGGTCGTACCAACAAGCTTACGCTTTGAATCGGCACGTGTTTTAAAGTCAACTCAAGAATCAGGCACTGATTTCAACGATATTAACGCGTTGAAAACAGAAGCTGATTTAAGCGTTGCTGTAAACCACTATCTTGACGATCCTGATGCTTGGTTTGTAACAACCACTTGCATGGATGGCTTGAAACGTATCGTCCGTGAACGTGTTGGCGCTCCAGTGTCCGAAAACGACTTTGATACCCGTAACGTTAAGTTCCTGTCAATGTTCCGTGAAAGCTACGGTTCAACTGATCCTCGTGGTATTTTCGGTTCACCTGGTGCATAATACGCATTATGTCAACCCCCAATATAGCGCTCCT